TATTGAAGGCACTTACAAGTATGAAGACGTCAAAGATACTGGCAACGATGTATTCAGAAGGCATACCGACTGCAAATGTACTGTTACATATGTTCCTATGAAAGGTAAAGCAAGAGAAGCTTGGAGTAAAAGGTATATCAGTGATGAAGAACTGCAAAAAAGATTAGATTTTGTTAAAGAGCAAGAAATCAAAAAGGAAGAAAAATCAAACATAAAAATACAGAAGTATGATGAGGTTAACAAAACTTGGCTGACAATTGATTTAGAAAACTATGACAAGTTTAAGTATGCCTATCAGAAATCTTTAAAGGGTGGTTATAGAATTGATACAACAACTAAAAAGCTTTTAGATGATGCCATTAAAAATGAACCACAAATAACAAAAGATTTATTAGATTTGATTAGTAAAACAAATGGAGAAATTGATTATGAAGTTAAAATAGGCGATAAAACACTCACAGCTTTAGATTTCAGACTAAAAAAATATGACAGTTTAAAAAGAAAAGTTATATCTGAATTTGTTGAAGGCAAGCCATTAGATTTTATTGAAACACACTTATACGATTCTGTAAGATATACTGATTTAGTTGATGATGTGTTTTTCACAAATGAATATTTTGAAGTAAAGTCGCAGTTGGAAAATTTAGGTTACAAGTTTGTTAGAGTTAGAAATACAATCTGGGATAATTCAAAGACATATAGAGGTATAAATGTTGTCATTGAAAATCCGGCTGGTTACAAATTTGAACTTCAATTCCATACACCACAAAGTTTGGAAATCAAAGATAAAAACCATGTTCTTTACGAAATGGCGAGACAAGATACAACCAGCTTGGAAGAAAAAATTAGATTAAATAAACAAATGCTTATTAATTCTCAAGAATTGAATCACATAACAGATTGTGAAACAATTGAAAGTTTTGATTATTTAAAGTAAAATAGAAATGAGGAGAAAAGGTTATGTCAAGATATATGTTAGAATATCCACTGTATAAAGAACAAGATAAACAAACGCTTAAGTTAATAAGAGATTTCCCTAATGAAGAAAGATTAATCGAAAGGTATAGTAGGCGTATGAAAAAATGGATTCCAGATATAGAAATGGCAAAAGTTTATTTTGGTGGTATAGAGGTTAGAAGTATAACTGAAGAAGAAGCCAACAGACTCATAAGAGAAGTTTACAATGTAGATTAACCGCTGAATAAAGCGGTTTTTATTTGGAAAGGGGTGTAATATGTCTAAAAAAGGAAGGCAAACACCCACCAGGAGTCTGATACTTCCCTACGATAGAACTGATGGCCAAGCAGCTATAGATTTATACCATAAGACAAACAAGACTGCTCAGGAGTGGCAGTCTTTAATTTTGTACGATTTACTGGCACTGAATGATGATGGTCTGTTTGTTCATACCAAGTTCGGCTATTCAGTACCACGTAGAAATGGGAAAAATGAGATAGTAGCCATCAGAGAAATGTACGGACTTGTCAATGGTGAGAATATACTTCATACAGCTCACCGAACAACAACATCTCATATGGCTTGGGAAAGGCTTTATGACTTGCTTGAACTGGCGGATATTAAAATAGTGTCATCATATAGAGCCTACGGAAAAGAACATATCCAGATTGAAAATGGTGGCAAGATAGAATTCAGGACCCGTACAAGCAAGAGCGGACTTGGTGAAGGCTTTGATTTATTGGTAATAGATGAAGCTCAGGAGTATCAGGATGACCAGGAGAGCGCTTTAAAATACGTTGTATCAGATAGCCCTAATCCACAGACAATATTCTGTGGAACACCACCGACACCGGACAGCTCCGGAACAGTATTTACCAAATTAAGAGAAGCGGCTTTAAGTGGTGAATCTATCAATACAGGTTGGGCTGAGTGGAGTGTGGAAGAACAGAAATCACCTCGTGATAAAACCTGGTGGTATGAAACGAATCCATCGTTGGGAGTTATTTTATCCGAAAGAAAGATTTTAGACGAAATAGGCAATGATGATGTTGATTTCAATATTCAGAGACTGGGTTACTGGATCAGCTACTCACTTAAATCAGCTATCAGCGAAGCAACATGGAACAGTCTAAAAATTAATGAACTTCCTACGTTTAAAGGTAAGCTTTATGTAGGTATCAAGTATGGCGCTGACAACACCAATGTGGCTATGAGTATTGCGGTTAAGACAACGAATGACAAGATATTTGTTGAATCTATTGACTGTCAGTCAGTCAGAAATGGCACAGGCTGGATTATCAGATTCTTGCAAAGCGCTGATTGGCAAAACGTAGTTATTGATGGTGCTAACGGACAGGATTTATTGGCTGAAGCAATGGAAGATGCCGGATTAAGAAAACCGGTATTCCCAACCGTAAAGGAAGTCATAGCAGCCAATGCCACATTCACAAATGGCATTGATACTGATAAATTGAGGCATAACGGACAACCATCACTTACTCAGGCAGTCAGCAACTGTGACAAGAGAGCTATTGGTTCAAGCGGTGGGTTTGGCTATAAATCGTTAAATTCAAACATAGAAATAGCGCTGATGGAAAGTGCTATTTTTGCCTATTGGAGTGCTGAAAAGACAAAAGAGAGAAGAAAGCAGGTTATAAGTTACTAACCTGTTTTATATTACGCAACTATGCGGATTGAAAATAGGGAAAGGAGACATTAGAAATGTCAGAAGAATTTAAAGCTATTGAAACACAGGAGCAGTTAGACGCTATCCTTAAGGAGCGTTTAGCTCGCCAGAAGGAAAGCATTGAAAAGAATTTCGCCGATTATGAACAGTTGAAGAAAAAAGTAGGCGATCTTGAAAGTGCAAACCAGAAATTAGGCCAGTCTGCAACAGAAAGTGCAAGCAAGTTAACCGAATATGAAAAGCAGATTGCCGAAAAGGATTTGAAAATCAAGGGCTACGAGGCCAACTCGGTAAAAAATAGGATTGCTCTTGAAGTTGGATTACCATTTGAAATGGCATCAAGATTAAAAGGTGAAACGGAAGAAGAAATTAGAAAAGATGCTGAATTGCTATTTAAGGCAATTGGAGCAAGTAAACCGGTAGCACCTTTAGCAAACCCAGAAGTACCTACGGATGGGAAAAACCAAGCATACCAGAATATGCTTGCAAACTTAAAAAAGTAAAGGAGCATTTAAAATATGGCAGTATTAGAAAAAGGAACTTTGTTTGATCCAGTATTAGTTACTGATTTAGTAAACAAAGTCAGAGGAAAGAGCTCATTAGCTAAATTAGCAGCAAGTGAGCCAATTTTATTCAGCGGACAGAAAGAATTCACGTTTACAATGGATTCAGAAGTTGCTATTGTCGCAGAGGGTGGACAAAAAACACACGGTGGTGTAAGTATTGAACCAGTTACTACTCTTCCATTAAAAATTGAATATGGCGCAAGAGTATCTGATGAGTTTTTATATGCCGCTGATGAAAAGAAAATCGACATTCTGAAGGCGTTCAATGATGGTTTCGCAAGAAAAGCAGCACGTGGGTTAGACCTGATGGCCTTCCACGGTGTGAATCCAAGAACGATGACAGCTTCAACCGTAATCGGTGAAAACAACTTTAAAGATAAAGTTAAGAATCTGGTTACCTACACTTCAAGTGACCCAGATACAAATATGGAAAGTGCAGTTAAGCTGGTACAGGCTTCAGATGGAGCAGTCACCGGTTTGGCAATGGCTCCAGCTTTCAGTTCAGCATTAGCTGAGTTAAAAGTAAACGGAGTCAAGCAGTTCCCAGAATTAGCCTGGGGTGCGAATCCAGAAAAAGTAAATGGTTTGCCAGTTGACATCAACAGAACTGTTTCTGACACCGGAACAAATAAAGCAATTGTTGGTGACTTTGCTGACTTTGTTAAATGGGGCTATGCTGGTGACGTCAGATTTGAAGTCATTGAGTATGGTGACCCAGACGGAACTGGTAAGGACCTGAAGCAGTATAATCAGGCTTATTTAAGAGCTGAAATGTTTATTGGCTGGGGCATCTTTGATGGTGAAGTATTTGCAAGAATTGTTGACCCTGAAACAGTTACCTTTACAGCTACACCAGATGGAACAGCTGGTTCAACTTCATCAACTAAAATTGATTTAGCATTTAACGTTGATATTTATGGTTTGAAAGCTGAACACATCACATTGACTGATGATACTGGAAAAGCAACAAAAGGCGCATTGACCGGTTCTAAGAAGAACTGGAGTCTGGCAATTACACCAACTAAGAGCGGTAATATTTCATTACAGATTGCTGATATCGGTGGTTACGATATGCCAGCTGCGAAGACTGTTGCTGTAATCAAAGTATAATGAAGTACAGAAATATCAAGACTGGGGCTGTTATTGACAGCTCCAGTGTTATTGGTGGCGAAAACTGGGTTCCTGTAATTGAAGAAAAAAAGGCTGTTGAACCAGTTATTGAAATTGTAGAAAATCCAGTTAAAACCATTGATGAAATGACAAAAAAGGAAATTATGGCTGAGTTGGACTCAATGGGTGTTGAATATAATCCAAGAGCCAACAAGAGTGAACTTTATAATCTGATGAGGTGATATTATGAGTGAATTTGCAACAATTGAAGATATTGAAAGTTTATGGCGTGTTATGTCAAATGAAGAAAGGGAAAGGGCTGAGGCACTGCTGCCTGTCATTTCTGATTCTTTAAGACAGGAAGCTAAAAACGTAGGAAAAGATTTAGATCAGATGATTACGGATGGCAAAATACTACCTTCAGTAGTCAAATCAGTGGTTGTCGATGTTGTTGCAAGAACTCTGATGACATC